CGCCTGATGGTGATGACGCTGGAGAGCCGAGTGCAAGGATGCGATTTAGTCCGGCTGCTGACAGGTCTTTTGCGGCGCGTTGGTATGCAGTGGATGACATTCGTTCTTGAAATGCCATTTGTTCGCGTGCGATCGCTATGTTAGCTCTGTTTGCGGAGCGCTGGCCCTTGTCGCCCAGGAGGCCGCCGATGACTGAGCCAGCTGCTCCGATTGCTGCGGGTATCCATGCTGCCATTTTCTTGATTCTCCTGTTTTTTCGGCTTCGCCTGAGTCGATGTGAGGCGTTTTACGGCCTCACTGATAGCTAGGCATGGGTGTTTTAGAAGTGATCTATGAGGCCTGGCACTCCGTAGAGTGGCATCGGCCGAGCGCAGCGTAGTGAGATATACGAGTCGAATAGGAATTCCGGTTCGTCAGGTACTGCGATGACTCGTGGTATGGGTGGGACATCCAGGATGAAGGCGCCACTGAGTGTTGGCGGGTCTGTGAATTCTTGGGACAGGTGCCATATGTCTAACGATGTAGCAAAGGTGCTACGGAATTGGCCTGTAATGAGTGAGGGTTTGTAGCGGTACTCGTCGTACCTTTCTTGATAACCGAAGACGATGTCGTCTCCGGAGTCGCCCTGGATGTAGATTTCTTTGGTGAGTACGGCTTGTTCGCCGATTGATGATAGGGCCGGCCAGTAATAATCGAAGCGCGTTTCACGGCTGAACATTCGATTGAGGCCTTGTTGATATGTTAGATCGGCTCGAACGTTGACGATGCCGATCAGGATACAGTGTTCTGTAAATGATTTTGTGAAACCGTGGTTTCTGAGTGTGACGGTACCGAAGGCAGCGAGGTTGCCTTGTGGGGTTTCGGTGTTCGGATCCCCGTCAGGGTTTGTGAATGAAGTTTGTTCCACCGGATTGATGTTGATCGGTGAGGATCCCCCTCCTAGGAATTCGGGTCGTTGTAATACGAGCATTTGCGGATCGGTAACGCCGAAGTGACTTTGAAGTATCTCGGGGTAGCGGGTTCCTCCTCGCGCATCGCGCTCGAGGATTTTTTGGACTTGGAATGATTGGCGCAGATCGTTGATTGATATACCGGTGGCTGCGCCCAGGTCGGCATACAGATCGTAGCCGTCAAGGTCCTGGATACCGGTTGTTAGGTTTACTCCGGATGAAACCATGAGTACGTCCTGCACTCCTGTGTCGGCAGTGACGGTAAGGTTAGGTCCGATATTTTCGGTGTTGTAGGTTACGGGTGCCTGGTCGCCGATCGGTACGGTTACGGGGTCTCCTTTTTGGGGCCATGGCAGGCAAGTCGTAAAGTAATCGGGTCTTTTTCTACGTCGACGTGTTGAGTAGTTTGCTTCGGGATCGGGTCCGTCGTCGGTTGGCACCGAGATTGAGTTGGTGATGTTCTGGTCTCTGAACCAGTTATTGTAAATGTGATTGTAGGCACGTGCGTACAACGCACTGATTGAAAAACCAGCAGCAGTATCAGTAGGTACGCCCATGTAGTCATGAAGTGATCCTACCTGGACTGCGCCAGCGAAGTTAATTTGTGGGATGACAAAGTCGGTTGAGTCGGTTGGGTTTGCTTGCTCACCATTAAATTTTTCCCAGTTATCCCATATCTGTCTGATGGGAACTGAGAAGAAGAAGGTCTCCATGAACAGATTGTCCATGATAGGTTTGATAGGCGTTGCCAGTCTGGCGAATGCAGTAGTTTTAAGATTGAACGTGTCTCCGGGCAGAGCCTCGTCCACGTAAAAGGGGACGAGGATGCCCGAGTTAAAAGTGGTTTTGTAGCCGTGTGATCGGTCGAATGATGACCTAGGGATTTCCGCTCGCGGGATGTTGGAAAAGTTGTGACTCATCACCGATTTGACTGGCATCGTATTCTTCCTGGACAGATGTGTGAGCTATGAACTCTATGCCGTTGCCCAAGGAAGTATGTGAGTTGTTTGTAATGATGACTCCGGTGTCGTCGTCGAATGAGCCGAGGTGGAACAATGTGTAGTCGGCTGGATGGTGACTGAATGCGTGTTTTTCCGACATGATGCAGTCGGAGAATGTGCGCTTTGCCAGCTCGTCATTGTGCATGAAGAAGGGCGGCAGGTAAGCGTTTGCTTTAACGTCATGGACTGCAAATATTTGAGATATCATTCGTGTTCCCTGATTAGTTTTGAGGTTTTTGCCTGAAGGCATTTTTCCCGGGCTTGTAGCCGGGGTTGAGTATTATCGGGTGAAGCTTGCGCTTTTTCTACCCGTATTTTGCGCATCGATGCTGCTAGTTCGGGGTCCTCTCGTTCGAGTAGGTCCCGGTAGTATTTGGGTGCTGTCATTTCCCGGCCGTCAGGTAAGACGATCCTATCGGCTGGGAAAACATCGGTCTTATATTTGTCGAACCATGATTTCCCGATGCCGGGTTTTAATGACATGTTTGTGTATTCTGGTAAACGAGTAGGAACTATCTCGCCGGTTGTTGTGTCCAGTTCGCCGTAGTGGTCGATTGCTTTTGAGCCGTTCTGTTTTTTGAGGATGTAACGAGCAACATATGCTGCGCTTTGAAATGTGACAGTGCCGATTTCTGAGTTGCCGTGAGTCCAGATTGATTCGAGGAATTTTGAACGATAGACGTGATTACCGCGTCGAGTACTCCAGAGATATGCATCATTGAACCTATATCCGAATAGGATGGAGTGGTAGTGCGGACGTTCGGTTTTGTCACCGTATTCGCCGCACATGTAGAAGCGGATTTTTTCATTTGTTCGTCTGCGAAGTGACCGGATGAATTTTTGAAAGTGATCTTTTACCAGGGTTTGGTTGGGGGGGAGGTGGTCGTTATTGTAGGTGAGTGTGAGGAAGACATTGTGTTCGTGCATTTGGGATTCGTGTACACATCGAATTGCCCATTCTTTTGATTTTTGGATTCTGCAGCCGATACATTGGCCACAGGGGAGCTCTATAGGAACTCCTTTGTAGCCGTTAGTTGCACTGAAGCGGACAGGTTTCCCTTGTTCGTGCCATGCCTGTATCGGATGGTAGCAGGCGATTTTATAAGTACATTCCGCCGCGTCGAATTCTCGATAATGCGTTGCGGGGATGCTTTCTGACTGCTCCGTTTTTGAAGTTTCTGCGGGATTTTTTGCGGGACATTTTTCGTCGTTTTGCCATTTTTTCAGCCCTCCTGGGCGATGATTATTAGCAGGAACATGACAGCGATGAAGATCACCGTGCCAGTACCCAATTTAATTTGAAACATTCTCAAAAAAATGCGCTCCTTTGGTCGCTTATTAGTTACTTTGGACCGAGTTAGCTCGATCTTTTTCACCTGAGGGACCACCTAGTACAGTATAGAACAAGTAATACTGTACAACTCGCCCCACCGTCAAGGTGTTTTTTCAAGACTTGACCCCTCTGGGGTTGACGTTGAGGGCTCCTCTGGAGCCGGTGGCTCGATTTTAGGTTCCTCGATGGGGTCAGGTGTTGGCTTTTCGATCAGGCCGATCTCGGCCAGCTCGTCGACTCTGGATTCGTCCTGGATTGCATCGAGGTATTTTGCCGTGTCGTTGTCGAAGTGAGCACGGATTTCTGAGGGCAGTTTTTCGAATTCTTCGGTCGCAGTTGCGACCATGTGCATGGCTTCGGTGAAGCTTTGGGATGTAGCGTAACCATAATTTGGTTGACTTTTGTTAACGTGTGTAATGAGGCCCGTTTGTGAGTATCGTTTTACGATTGTATTGATATCGCATTCTTCTTTGAAGTGTTGCTGAGTTACGGACTCTGAGTCTGCGCAGGAGAGCCCGACTTTTTGTCGCGGGCTGCTGAAGGTTTTATTGGACACCATATTTCCCTAGTCGATGACGTTTTTGAAATTCGGATTTGCTGAGTTTCTTACGATTGGCGTCGAATTTTAGTTTGGTCTTTGCGGCTTTTCTGCCTAACCAGGTGGGGAAGTCTGCGGAGATTATTTCGAGTCCGGTTTTTACTTTTTCTGAAGCGGTGGACGCTGTTTCCGCGACGGTTGCTTTTGCTGAATTGAGTCGCGTTGATTGGATGGTGTTAAGAGCTTGTTGGTCAGTGAGTCTGGTTTGTGCTTCCGTATTTGCGGATTGATCTCTGATGAGGTCTATTTGAGCGAGCGCGGTTTTTGCGCCTAAGGCTGAGGTTACGGCTTTGCTAACGCCTTCGCCTAGTCGCGCTTTTGGGTTTTGCATTGTTGCTAGTGCGCCTGATGGTGATGACGCTGGAGAGCCGAGTGCAAGGATGCGATTTAGTCCGGCTGCTGACAGGTCTT